AGACGATTTAAAAACGGGCGCTAACCAAGCTATATTCGAAATAACGTTCTGGCAGACGATAGGTTTAATCTATCCGAAGTCACAGAGTGATCCGGCGTCGGAGGTTATAGAATCGGTTGACGAGTATAACGTAGCGGCTTCCGAAGCTTTCGAGGAGGCGGTAAGCCTCGATAGCGCAGTTGAAGAAGTAACTTTTAAAAACGAATACTTGGCTATTTTAGATACCGTATCAGCGGGTTTGCAAGCTATCGCAGACACCGAAGAAGCCGTTAAAAAACAATTTGAAGCCGTAGTTGATTCAATTAACCAGGGCATAGACGTCTTGATATCTCAGCCTTTAACGTTAGCTTTCCAAACCGCGATATTAATACAAGCACCGGCTCGGGCCTTGACGAGTATCACGGCGAGGTTATCAGCGTATAGAGATTTAGCCCTTAGCATAATTTCAGGAGACGGCGGGGTCGTAAGCCCAAGCACGGACAGCAGTGCGTCAAATGAATTCCACACTAACGACCTATATGTCTCCACGTACTCTACTGGCTCTGTGGTTTCAGTAGTAAACCACGAGTTTACCACTAAGTCCGAAGCTATCGAAGCGGCAGAGTTTGTGTTAGAGCAGTTGGATAGCGTTACGAATTGGCGGGATGCTAATTTTCAATCTTTAGGTGAGATCGACACCGGCGGCGCATACCAGCAACTACAAAGCGCGGTTGCGCTAACGGCGGGTTTCCTGGTTGAGCTGTCGTTCTCACTCAAGCAAGAACGCCGTGTGGTATTATCTCGGGATAGAACTATTATAGATTTAGTTGCTGAATTTTATGGAGAGGTAGATACACAGTTAGATTTTTTCATAAACTCAAACGATCTCAGCGGGTCGGAGATACTAGAAGTTAAAAAGGGCCGAGAGGTCGTGTACTATGTATAAAGTAATTGCGGGCGATACTTTCGACAGTGTATCCCGTAAGACCTACGGCACAGAGATATATTCTAGCAGGATAGCTAGCGCTAACCCGGGGGTAGTTGAGCCTCTACCTGTTGGTGTGACTATAGTTACGCCAATAATCCCCGAAGACCCAAAGAACCTACCGCAAGCCCCCCAATCGGATAATATAGACGAGGTCGCTATTTCAATAGAGGGCGTTAGGTTTAGATTTTGGGATCGTCTGCGAATAGTTAGATCTATAGATTCTATGGACACTGTGGAGATGTCAGCGCCATTCGACCATGAAGCCCCGGGATTTAGAGAAACTTTCGTACCCTTCTCATTTAAACCCATGTCTATAACCGTAGGCGGGGAGCCTTTATTCACGGGGACTATGGTAGCCGTGGACCCCGTCATTGAGAAAGATAAAAAAGTTGTGGCTGTTAGTGGCTACGCGTCTCCCGGAGCGCTAAACGACTGCACACCCCCGGCCAGTTCATTCCCGCTAGAGTTTGATAACTTAGGTTTACGAGACATAGCGGCGACTATGCTGGGCCCGTTTGGACTCGGCGCGGTGTTTGAGTCGGACCAAGGCTCAGTATTTGAGCGGGTGGCGTGCGAACCGGGGAACAAGGTCTTGGCGTTCCTAATAGACCTTGCCAAACAAAGAAATCTTGTTATGTCCAGTTCTCCCAAGGGGGAACTCGTATTCCTACGAGCTATCGAGGGGGGCGTACCTGTTGCTAAGCTACGTCAAGGGGAATCCCCGTTACTATCCGTAACGCCGAGGTTTAACCCCCAGGAATACTACAGCCACATTACAGGGCTAGAACCCGTGATATTAGGTCTGAAGGGCTCTCAATTCACGGTACGCAACCCTAGATTACAGGGCGTTATACGACCCTTCACTTTTAAAGCCCCCGATACTTTAGACGCGGATGTGAAAGCCACAGTCGAAGCAAAAGCGGGGCGTATGTTTGGGGGCATGGCGTCGTACTCCGTAACTGTGGCAACGTGGCGCGATCCGTCGGGCAACTTGTGGACGCCGAATACAGTTGTAAATCTACTAGCCCCGGATGCTATGGTTTACGAAGAGTACAGTTTTATAGTGCGCTCTGTCGAGTTTAACAGGGATAGCGTATCAGAAACGGCCCTATTGGATTTAGTTGTACCCGGGTCGTTTAGTGGAAAAATACCGGAGGTTCTACCGTGGGACGCATAGCATCTATACTATCATTCGTCAAGGTCGTTAGAAATACCGCAAACATAATAGACGTTAAAGCGGACCCTGGCGGCGGAGCGAATATAACCGCAGAGAACTTTTCGGCACCAGGTGACGACTCTCACCCCCTAATTGGGGACTATGTATCGTTAATGCCTGGAAGTGGCGCGGGACGAGAGTTAGCCGTCGGGTACTTGGACCCTCTAAACGAGGCCAAAGCAGACGTCGGGGACAAAAGGATATACGCACGCGGACCCGATGGCGTATCAATCGTGGACGTGTGGCTTAAAAATACGGGGGAGGCGACGGTATCTAATAGCTCGGCGTCGTTCACGATGTCCCCCACAGGGTCAATAAAGGGCGAAAATAGCGCGGGGAGTTTTGAATTGTCGGTAGGTGGTGACTTTTTGGTCAATGGCGTTATAATAGATACACTGGGTAATATAACCAGTCCGACTACTATAACGGCCGGGACTATAATAGGGACCACGTCTGTCACTGCGGCAGGCAAAGAAATAGCGAACCATGTACACCCGGCGGGTACTCCCCCGGGGAACACAGGAGTCAACACGTAATGGCGGGTCAACAAGGCGACGTAAGCTTATTCCAAACGAATGACGGCGGGGAAATAACTGTCGAAGGTGGGATCGTGACTATGAGCGGAGGCCTTGAAACATCGGCGTATCTATCCTTATTCGGGGGGAATGAAGACGACGACGGACGCGCGGATAATCCTTTCAATTGGTGGGCTAACATATCCGAAGTCGAAACGGCTAAACAGTATCGAAGCGAGACACAGAACTTACTACAAGCACTACCCGCTACCACTGGGAACTTAAGAAGAGTTGAAGACGCCGCAAACCGTGATTTAGCGTGGTTTATAACGGAACGTGTCGCCTCCGCGGTGAATGTAACGGCGAGTATGCCAGGGTTAAATAAACTTAAATTAACAATAGACATCGAAGCACTAGGCGCAGACGCCGACTTCGAGTTTGTAGAAAATTGGAAGGCTGGATCATGAGTTTACAGACACCTACAACTAAGGAAATAAGCGACAACACAATAGCGCAACTCGAGTCGTCACTAAATCAAACGATACCGAGTGCGCCTAAGTCTTTTATGCGCGTGCTATCTAAAGCTATAGCGGGCGTTTTCGTCCTCTTGTATAAGTATGGCGGGTTTATATTCTTACAAATGTTCGTACAAACTGCGAGTGCTAAAGACACGGTCGTAAATGGCGTAACTGTGAACCCTCTTACATTTTGGGGGAGGCTTATAGGTGTCGGAGATCCTACGGCAGCAACTCAGGCAGAACTATTAATCGACATCACTGTGGAGACCCCGTCGGGGACTCTGCCGTCGGGGTCTCAGCTTGTTAGCTCATCGAACGGGGTTACGTATATCACGATCGGTGCGGTACTACTTAATGCCCCCGTGGTTCAAGCTTCCGCACGGGCCGTATCTGACCAAGCGGGAGGTGGCGGCGCGGGTGTTATAGGGAACCTAGACGCCGGTGCGATCCTCTCGTTTGCAAACCCTCTCGCTAATGTGGACCGAAACGCTACGGTGGTTTCTCAGGTAGTTACCGGAGCCGACGGAGAATCCACGGCGGCGTATAGACAGCGCGTTATTGATAGGTTTCAGAAAAGACCACAGGGTGGGGCTTACGCCGATTATGAGCAGTGGGGTGAAGAAGCAGCGGGTATTATAAATGTTTATCCGTACACAGGGGAACCTGGACAAGTAGACGTCTATAGTGAAGCGACGGTCGCTAGTAGCGGATCTCCTGACGGCATACCTACCCTAGCCCAATTACAGTCGGTGCTAGATATTATAAATTTTGATTCTAATGGATTAGCTAACAGACGGAACGCTAACGCATTCGTGAATTCCCTACCCATAACCCGAACTAGCTTCGACGTGGTCGTTACGGGTATTGTCGGGGTGTCATCTTTAGCAGAAGTTCAAGCTAATGTCACCACTGCGTTAACCGAGTACTTCCTATCCGTCGCACCATTCATCGTGGGGTTGACTATTCCCCCGCGTGCGGATCAGATAACTAGAACTCGCGTATCATCTATAGTCGAGGACATAGTAACCGCCTCAGGTGGGACTTTCACGTCGGCCGTATTTTTTGAAACAGGTATCCCCGCGATACTAACAACTTATGTTTTGGGTGAAGGCGAAAAAGCCAAAGCCGATGACGTGACCTTTAATTAATGAACTGGCTAAATATATTTAAGCATCTGTTGCCTAACGCACGAGCGTGGAAGGTTACAGTGACCAAGCAACTACGACAATTCTTTGAAGGGTTGACCGGGCTAGGGGCGGACTCAAAGACGTTTTTTGATGGGGTGTATGAAGACTTAGACCCTCAGAAGACACGCGAGCTTACAAAATGGGAGCTACAGTTTGCCCTTCCTAACACCCCGCTTACAGAACAAGAACGCCGTGATAGACTCGACGCGACGTGGAAAGCCGTCGGCGGGCAAAGCCCACGGTATATACAGGATACTTTGCAAGCTGCAGGTTTTGATGTGTTTATTCACGAGTGGTGGGTCCCATCAGTAGAACACCCGACAGGCGGGTCGGTAAATGGCGACGTGACACCTACGGCGAGAAATCCGTTTACGTACCTATGGGATGGGGTTAGCCCTAGAGTATTCGTAGGGTCGGGCCACGACGACGCTTATTGTGGCGGCGACTTGATGTTTGCTAACTCTCAAAATACGCCCCCCGGGTATCCTCTGGTGAACAAGGTCGTAGAGTCAACGTCGGGTCCTATAGGGTGCGGCAGTTCTCAGCTATTCGCCGGTGGACTGAATGCCTCCAGTGGCGCGACGCTAGTATCATACGGGCTAAAACAGTACGTTATACCCGCCGATCCCACAAAATACCCTTACTTTCTATACATAGGCGGGGCGTCTTTCCCCGATCAAGCTATGGTTTTGAATTCAAGAAAAGACGAATTTGAAGAACTATGCTTAAAAATTTGTCCTACTGAGCAGTGGCTCGGTATTTTAGTTAACTACACATAAGGAGTCTATGACATGGCAACAAACCCAAGTACCCTACCCGAAAACGCGGGGCGCATAACAGGGCCAAACGCGGCGTACCCGTATGGCTCGGCGAAAGACGATACTACGGGGACCACCGGAGACGGCACACCAATAAAGTCGGCGCTCATGAACGACTCATACGGCTTTTTCCAGTGGCTTTTAACTCAGGCTAATATTGTCCCGAGTGGCACCGCAGATACGGCTTTGGTGTCTCAGCTAGGTGACGCAATGGTATCAATATCGGGTACTATATCAGGCTCTCCTCTACCGTGGCCGCTTGGGACTGCACCGACCGGGTACTTAGAGTGTGCGGGACAGGCGTTTAATATCGTTACGTTCCCCGTTTTAGCTGTAGCCTACCCAGGGGGAGTTTTACCCGATCTAAGGGGTGAATTTATTCGTGGGTTTGATAATGGTAGAGGGCTTGATATTGGTCGAGTTATCGGGACGGCTCAAGGAGATGCAATCCGAAACATTACGGCTTCAATTGATGCTTTAAATGGGACAAACATTGGTCAGTCTCCATCAGGCGCGTTTGCGCATGCAGGGCCTTTGGTTGGAACAGGAAACCCGCCTGTCACGACATCAACCTCTCGGACACTTGCATTTGATGCTTCGACCGCAGTCCCAACCGCAGCAGATAACAGACCAACAAACGTCGCATTTATGTACATAGTGAGGGCCGTATAATGAGCTTTGAATTTTCAGATCATGACAGAGAAATGGACCTATACGATTTTAACCCGGGTACAGGTGAGTTTACCCGTGAGGTATTAACACTTATTAAAGCTAATGAGGGTTTACCCGCGTATACCACTAACACGCCTATACCGGACCTCCCTGAAGGTTATGTCGCGGTGTTCGACACGGTGTTAAAAGAGTGGGAAACCGTCGAAGATAATAGGGGCGAAATAGCGTACTCAAAAGACGGGGATTCCAGCAAGGATTATGTGGTCGCGACTCTGGACCCGATTCCAGATACGCATACTTTAGTGGTGAAGCCCGCAGGACCGGACTATTCATTTTCGAACGGTGCCTGGTCCCTAAATCCTGATTTAGTAGCAGCTACGCTCGCGGAATGTAAGAAAGAAAAATGTGCTGAGTTAAGACAGCTGTGTGGTGATGGCATATGCACGGGTTTTAACTCCGACGCTCTGGGGGAAGACCTATCGTATAGATGCCGACAAGATGATCAAGAGAAGATGTGGGTGGCTTCTGAATCCGCAGCGGGCGGGAAGATATGGGCGGGTGAGTTGTATACACATCACACACAAGCTCAAGGCACGACGGTATACGCGTTAGGATTGGCTCTCATTGAGTCCTGTACGACGGTGTATGCGGACAAGCTGTTGGAAGTAGCCGCCGCAACTACAGTCGCAGAAGTCGAAGCTATATGAAACTCTGGGATATATTGAAAACTGTCGGGAGTGTGGCTTTACAAGTCGCTCTACCGGGGGCGGGGTCTGCTATAGTCGCCGCCGTTAATGCGTTTCTACCAGATGATTCCAAGCTACCGGCCGCCGCCACGGGTAACGAGATAAACGACGCTATCGCTAAATTGCCACCTGAGCAGCAAGCGGCCGTACTTGAAAAACAGTTCGACGTCAGCATAACGGAGATACGCGAAAGTAACTCGACGATACGTGCTATGCTTGAAAGCGACGCTAAGAACCCGCAGACCACGCGGCCTTATATCGCCAAAGGTTCTTTTTTAGTTGTAGCGTTTGTTTCAATACTATCTATGTCGATGTGGTCTTATGGGGTGTTGTCGGGGAACGCCAGTCTAGTGTCCGTCGTCATGGGAGGGTGGCAGTTTATACTCGCTCTTATAGCACCCTTAGTAACTTTACTTTGGGCGTATTTCGGAGTCTTGAAAAAAGAACATAAGGACCGTTTAGACGCGGCGAATGGAAATACCACATTGTCGGGGATTTCTGGTATACTTACTAGCATATTAAACAGGAGATGAATATAACATGAGTGATAAAATAGGGAAAATATCAGCTGTTGGCGGAAGAGGCAAACAACGAGAACGCGCGGCTCCAATCAAGGACGAGAAACCTATAGAAGTCGTGGGCGGACGTGGGAAACAACGGGCCGCAGTTCCGGTACGATGATTTCCGAGACCATAACGCTACTGTTATACGCCCTTGTGGCTATGGCAGCGTTACAGCCTAACTCTCCTAGATTTTTTGCCGCGATTCTTTTCACAGGTGTAACCCTAATCCACGAGTGGGTGCTGGGCTCATATGGGGGTTTTGAGTACTACGGTAGTGCCGCTATTTTTGACCTTTTCATAATAATCGTCGTAGGGAGGGTACGTCCCCTATCGGGTATGGTCCTAGGTCTTCAAAAGATATGTGTCGTATCTATATTTTTAAATCTCGTGGGGTGGCTAATGTGGGTTTTATACCTTCCGCCCCTCGTGTATGACACGTCATACGCGGGCCTTTACCTATGGTCACTTATTATAATGATGAAAAGGGATACTGACGATGCTATGGGAAGTACTGGAGTGGTTGGCGGTTTTACTAGCGTTTGGTTCTATGGCCTCGAAAGGCGTTCGGGTGATGCTAAAAACAAAGGTGGAGCATGAACGTCAAAGAATTATTACTAGAATTAACAAAGAGCCAGAAAGCCGCTTGCGTGGTGTCAACAGTAACGACGGGGACGGGGCTAGGTAAGTTTCTAAACATGCTCCCGCATTACACCGGTCAAATTGCCACGGTAGCGGGGATAGTTCTAAGTATAGTCCTGATATACACCCATTGGCGAAAAGGGCGAGTGGAGTACCGAAAGACTCGTTTAGAGATACGGATACTCAGAGAAAAAGAAGCGGAGAGCATAGAGGCCGCGCTAGAAAGAGACGAAAAGGAAGAGCTAGAGGGTTAGATGACTTTTGTTACGGGTTTAAAACTTAAAAACCGAACTAACTCTTGTGCGTCCTCTAAGGTATCCAATTCAAAAGGGTCTTTTCCGGCCTTTGTATAGTGAAAGTTGGTATACCCAGGATCGGACCCCGGTGCTAAAAACCTCTTACACTGGACTCTAAACGAGTCTTTCTTTTTATACCCTGTGGTCCGTACTACCCTATACTTCGTATAATTTATCCTTTTCTATATCGTTTTCCGCGCCAACCGCCAGCCGCTTTTATAGGCCAGTCAGAAGCCCACGCGGGCATTGTGGCCATGATAGTCTCAAACTCATCTACGGAACCAAACCCTTTCGGTACTTCGCTCACTATTTCATCATGGACGTGCAAAACTATAGGGTATCCGGCCGCATCTAAAGCGGGCATAGCATGGGTTAGTATATCCCGGGCTACGGCTTGGCATACGTTCTCGCATAACTTACCCCCGTGCGTATCGAGTCGGGTCCAACCCATAGGCCCTTTTGTATAGTCCGAATTCCACGCCATATAAGTCAGTTGTAAAACTTCTTTACCCCAAGGCATCACCCGCATTAGAAGTCGGGGGTTATGGTACGCTAGGCTTCTACCGCTCGGTAACAAGCAGTAGAGCACGTCGTCTTTTACGCCATATGTTATGTCTCGATAAGAGAAGCACTCACCAGGATGTTCTACCGCTTGGAATGCCGCGCGTTCTAATCCGTACCATAAGTCTACAATCGCCGGAGATTCCTTACGCCACGCTTTGACGGACTCTTTTATTTCGTCATCTTCCATGAAATCACCAGCCCCGAACGCTTTCCATGCGCCTATAGCTCCACGATAACCACTGTTATGGACGATGAGATGGCCACTATCTGTCTTAATCGTAAAACGATTTCTAGGCCCCGCATTTACAATGTCGTATACGTCTCTCGAGTTCGTCCACTCTTTTTTGTAGAGTGACGATCGACCTTTTGTTTTTTGAGTTTTCAGATCTAGTGACAAATCTGATATTCCCCGGGGTGTACCCACCGTCGGGGTCGATCCTATCCATGTCAAGGCCCGCGTCATCCCACCCCGGCAGGCCCTTAACATAGGTGAGAAAAGGTCTCTTAGACGCCCGCCACTCGTCGCACACGTGTACCCCACGACCTCCATAGTTTTTAAAAGCCCTATTTCCTGAGTTGTGGCACCGGCCGATTGCGGAGCTAAGTCGATTGCAAAGCCTCCTTCGGTCCTCAGTGTCGGGGATGGCATCAGCGTACGTAGAGTATTTTTTGAAATAGGTCTCCCGCCCTTTACGACGCCCACAATCCCTACAGCGGGTAGCTTTGCCCATGTGGAGGTTAGAGTCCGTAACGAAATAGGGTTCTTTTCCGCAGGAGCATTTGACGATCGCTCCGTATGTACCCCCGTATTTAGAGTCTCGCACGACGGTAAGTTCTCCGAACCTATCGCCAGGGCAAGACGCAGCGTGTTTTCGTTTGAAGCGAGTTTTTTTGCCGCCTTCCAAGAACGCCCCAAGCTTATCGGATGATCCGGGGTCACATCTATGCCATCCACGTTTATAGTCCCCCTCGCACCTTTGTGTATCGACCCGTAACTTTGTACCCATTCTATGCCATCCCATAAATAGTCTTCACTAGTAACACCCACTATATCCACGTACCCGCGCTTTGTCAAAACTTGCGTACCGGGGCCAAAACAGGCCAATTCAGCAATTTTTCCGACCTTCTTCCGTAGCGGATGGTGCTCCCCAGTTTCTTTCTTGTGGCTTATGAACTCCTCGAACGGAATGCCCGTTATTTTAGAGGCGGACATCTCATAGATCATACCGTGAGTTTTGAACACCTCTATGCGCCACTGTTCGCCCGCTAACTGGGCTAAAACCACGGCTTCTATGGCAGAGTAATCCGATGCTATAAGATCGTAGCCGTTGGGTGCGCTGAATAACCCCCGTAAACACCCCGAAACCGCAGCCACTGCGTCGCCGTACTCGCCTTCGACCGTTAGCAAGTCGCGGGAGGCGATAACGCTTAGCGCGTGGTCTACTTGAGCAACCCCCCAAACTTTAAGAGGGCCCGAGTTTGGTAAATTTTGAGGCTGTGGACCTCGGCCCGCAAAACGCCCCGTGCGATCCGCGCCACAAAATGCGAATAAGTCCCGAAGTCGGCCGTCTTTAGATACGCGTCGATCCATAGCAAATAGCTTTTTAACGCTAGCGGCGCCAAGCGACGCACGTATTTCTAGTACTCGTTTAGCGGCAGGGGGTAAGTCGTCACGCTCTAGCGCGGCCGCTACGTGCGCCGAGTCTAGGCTGTCCATGTGGACCCCATTAGCGCCCAACCACCCGCTAAGTTTTCCTATTTCCCCCGCGCTTTTAACAACCCCTCCCGTTATAGCCACGAGCTCGGCTGTGTACCTGGCGTGGGCTTCCTCTACTACAGCGATACAATCCGCTAGCGCTTCGGGGTCTATATGAACCCCCCTATAGTTTATTCCTTGATCTAATAGCCACAGGTTTAACTCCGCAGTGCTTAAATCGGGTATGAGCGCGGATGCCGCAGACTCCGAGCGAATATCGCCCCGGTTATAGTCATAAAATTTAACTGCGTCCTCGTGGTCTTCTTCGGGCTTAATCCGACGGCGTGGGTCTTTCTTAGTGGGCTTGCGTGGCTTACTAAATTTATTAATCAATCGTTTACCATCGGCAATTTTTTGATCGTCTAGTTGAAGAACTTCCGCCATTTTGCCCAGGGCCCCAGGAAGTGAGAACGCCCGGGCTTTTGCCGCAACGTCGCGTAGCTGTTCGAAGGGGAGAGGGGGCCAGCCCATCGGCTCACACACGTTTTTCCATATGTACCACTCGAAAGCGCTATTACATGCTTCTAATAAACCGCCGCTTGCTATGTGGTCGAATAGATCCGTCGGCGGTTGCATACCAGGAACCCACATTCTCGGTCCGAGTCCGTCTTTAAAATCGTATGCTAGGCTTAAAACTTCAGTAGAGGGGTGTTCTGAATATGCCGCCGCGCCAACAGCCGGTAAGCCGTGCGGCGGGGACTTAGTGATAGACACCCACTTGTTATCGGCATCCGACCATAAGTAACCTGCGGAGCTATACGTCTCGAAATCGAAGTCAGGTAAGACCTGGGCCGAACCACATCCGGCGGGTAATTGTTGTCCGGAACGTAATGCATTTAAATTCATGGGTGTCCTTATTTATAAGTCTAGGTCAGAGACTACTTTAAGACCTAGGGGCGTTATGTATAGTATGTTTGACTCGTATGAATCCGCTTCCGCTAATCCTTTTTTAAGTAATCCCACCGTTTCTACCATGCGGAACCTATGCGACGTGGTGGTCATGAGTATAGATAAAGCTTCTTTCTCATGGGCTGTGAGGCACGGCGATAAAAGGCCGGCCTCGTATTCCCCACAGTTTTTGCATACAGCTAGACCACCCTCGGCCACGGCGTCCTCTAGCCCGGGGCAGTAGGGGACATAGTTGCTTGAGAAGTCCGTGGCAGTGTATAGAACGTGGCCGCCCATTACGTAAGGAATATGAGCACCGCCCACCCTATTAGATTTAAAGCGGATTGCTTCGTGTATAGCGGTACGCGATTGCGCCCCGACTTAATAGAGTGCGCGTCTTTTTGCGCCCACAGTGCTAAAGCAAAACCCACCCCTACGAGTAGGTACGACGTGACTAGTATTGATACAGTTACTAACATAATATTTTCCCTATTTTATGTGTGTTTTAGTTACTTAGGCCCCGCTAAAAAGCTAGGTGCCGGTTGTACCGCCGCTACAGGTGCTGCGATAGCGACCGCAGGTGTGACCGGTATTGCACTAGCTCCGGCGGGCATAGCGCCAACCGGGGTCGCTCCAAATACCGCGTCGGCGGCAGGTCCGGTTATTATCTCTTCGCCGAAGCCCACGAGTTCCACCATGCTGTGATTCAAATATACGCCCGGCTGTTGCATAGACCCGTTACCCTTAACGCTCCCGTATATTCGGATGTAGTAGCCGCGTTTAATTCTCTCCGGGTCTGTTATAACTTCGGCGCCTCCAAGCGTGTAACACTTAGGGGCATAACCCCCGCTAAAGTTTAGAATCCAATTACCTGGGAAGTTTTCACGAGTGCAGGGCGCGACGCCTTTCTTATTAGGGACGGTACTGTCTCCGTCCGTAACTTTAAAAGCAAAGGCCGGATTAAGACACGCACCATCGGGACCAAAGAGTGTCGGGGCGCCTGCTACTGCCGCCGCGTGGATTTTAGCCCATAGCTCGGGGTACGCTGGATCAGTCTTAGGGATAGCGATAGACATAAAATAATCTACTCTAGATTGGCCCGCGTTCGGTCCGTGCTTTACTATAAGCGGGTTGTTCTCGCTGTCCGTTGTTTGTGGTTCGAAGCAGCTACCTTGTAGCAAACGCCCGACGGGGGTAAGTATTTCTGTTGACATGGTTTTTATCCTTTTGGTTGGTGGGTTGGTTTATTTTATTGAGTAAATAGTGTTACCGCGTATTTCTGAGTTTCGAATTAGCCAAGACTCCCCGGATAGGCACGCGGTGTCGTACACCTCGGCATCGTCTGGTATAGTCGCATTTCCAGAAACACGGCCGTTATCGTATACCCAGGATTTGCCGGATTGACTTAGATTTTTAAGACTTTCTACGAATCCACGGGTATCACCCCTTTTAACATCGCCGAAGTCTTTCAAGGCGACACAGCGTCCGTCGTCGTTAATAAAATATTTATCTGACATAGTTTCCTCCGCAGTTATATGTTAAATAACATGTGTTGATACATAGCCGCGTTATGATACGCACGTGAGTCTGGTATAGATTTTTCATTCATCGTTTAAATACCTCTTTTGCTCTGTTAACGTCACAAGGGGCTAGCTTCATGCCAGACCTCAGTTTTGTACTATACGCCTTAATGACGCTCTCGTCAATACCGAGCTTACATGCTTGTTTCGGTGTTATAACTTCGACCGGTTTTCGAAGGTCAATATTTAGCATATCCCCGAGTGCAATAACTTCCGTATGCGGTGTGACCCATGAGTCTTTTCCGTATCCTTCTTCCATACCCCAGCCTGCTATCTGTTTGCCGGACCGAAGCAGACCCTTAACCTGTTCCTCGAATCCAGACTCAAGATACTCTAGTTGCTTACGTGCTCGCTTAACTATAGATAGCTGCACGCCTACCGCTTCGGGGCTCAATTCCACGGGTGTCGGTTCCGATGTGGACTCGTACATACTCATCCCGGCTTTAAGTGCTGCGGGGCAAGCGTGGCGTCCCGGGCAGTTCGCGCAGTGTGAACCCGTATTAAACGTAGCCCCCGAACTTAGGGCGGTAGAGGCGTTCGATGCCAGAGTGTTTATGTGCCCCCTTATGTCGCTAGCCTTTACGGACCACTCACGAATGCGACCATCCCTGTGAAACGCTCGGGGCTGAACGATGCGTATGTGTAGCGTCGTGTATTGATCGACGTGCCCATTTATGTCGTATGCGTCGAGTAGTCCCGCAGCGTAGTTTATAGCCTGCCAATTCTCGAAGGCTTCTACGACGGTAAATCCGAACTTATAGTCCCAGATGTATAGGTCGCTATTCGCTTTGTCGTATATAACGCAATCCGCTTTACCTCCATTGGATTCGTGTATACGCGGCGACTCTATACGCTCCTCTATTCGAAGCTTAGGCCCGCCGAATACTCCCGTACTTAGCATCACGTTTATAACGTCGTCGGCGTATATTTTCGCACCGTCAAACATCGCTTCCGTGAATACCACACCGTTTGTGGCCGTAGACCCCACCCAATCCGACGCTTTATGCCGGTTGCGATTGCGAGTCGTGGCGTCCGATATAAGACCCTCGGCTATCTCATGCGACGCGGTACCGTGCATCGCGGCTTCGGAAGTCACCGTCTCGGGGTACGTCTGGGACATAAGCACCCATCCGGTACAGCCGTCGGGTTTACCCCATATTCCAGCAGAGGATGGCGGTAGTAATGAGCGGGCCATTCTTATAGACCTAGGTGCTTAGCTACGGCCGGTATTAGATCCGGTCGCGCCGCAAGTAGGGGCAGGGATTGTAAGCCCACGGAGGCCACGGCTTCTTGTACGCGGTCCGCTGATACACCCGATCCAGTCGTCGCTTGCATTAATCCTGGAAATGTGGTTATAGGGGCTGATACTGAGTGGTTAGGGTCTTCTTGAGGCTCAGGCTCCTCGCCAAAAGGAATAGGCGGGGCGCTAAAAGGGTTACTCGGTGCGGGAACCACGACAGGTGACGGGGCCGGAACGGACATGGCTTGTCTTAACTCGTCCTCGACTTCTGCTACTACCTCTGCGTCAAGCCCGCGTTTCTTTTTCCAACCTTGAGGTGACTTAACTAGTAGAGCTTTACTGCTCGAGTGGATTCTAGGGTCCCACGGTAAACCTTCACCATCTAGAGATACCGTGTCCCTCGCATCCGGGGCAGCGTCCGGAGTGTCCGCCGTTACAGTCGGGGCAAACTTCGAGCCGTGGGTTTCCTCTCCAATAGTCTCACTAACTAGTTCGCCGACCTCGGAAGTGTCCTCACCTACTGAGCCAACTATAGGCTTACCGTTCAGAGTCCACCCCGCGAGGGTACCGTTCCCCGTCTCGGGTACAAGTGTGTCCTTAACTAGTTCCGCTTCTGGTTCGGTAGTCCGGGTGAACCGTCCGGTTACTTGCCCGTGCATACGGTCCTTAACTGAGCCTAGCCCCGGCGTGGACATATCATCCGCCATCCCCGATAGCATACTAGAAGCGTTACGTAGTGCGCTCTCTAATAAAGGTATAGTTAAACTTAAGTTTTCCATGTTGTCATTCCTCTGTTTGTTGTTGACCGCTTCGATAATATCTAGTATTGTTCATTGCGTCAATAGCGAATACGGAGATTTTTCTAAAATATGTTAAGGCCATATCAATTACAAGCTAAGCAGGATATACACGCCGCTTGGGACTCCGGGTATCTTAACGTGCTAGCGGTACTCCCTACCGGAGCGGGAAAAACTGTTTTGTTCTCGGATATAATAAAAGACCACGGTCGGGCTTCATGCGCCATTGCCCATCGTCAAGAATTAGTCAGCCAGATTTCCCTCGCTCTCGCTAAAGATAAAGTGCGTCATAGGATAATAGGCCCGCGTTCCGTCGTGGCGCTGTGCGTATCTCAACACATGGCCGAGCTTGGCGCGAGTTACTACGACCCGTCTTCACTTTGCGCCGTAGCGGGTGTTGACACTCTAGTACGACGCGGGGCGGAGCTAGCCGCTAGCGGTTGGCTAGATTCTGTTTCACTGTGCGTACAAGATGAATGTCATCATTCCCTCGCCGAAAATAAGTGGGGGACGGCTTTCGGAATGTTTAAGAACGCTAAGCTATTAGGCGTGACGGCCACACCAGAGAGAGCGGATGGCAAAGGGTTAGGACGCCATGCGGACGGGATATTTGACTCGATGGTAGTCGGACCTGGAATGCGTGACTTGATAAACATGCAGTACTTAACAGAGTATCGGGTATTTGCGCCGCCTTCGGATTTCATACGACCCGGGGCTGATGCGGTAGGTTCTACTGGAGACTTCGGCCACGCTAAACTTAAATCCGCCGTTAACAAATCTCAAATAGTCGGCGACGTGGTAACGCACTATTTAAGGATAGCACCTGGTAAGCTGGGAGTGACATTCACCAACAGCGTCGAAACAGCCACCGAGATAGCGGAGCAATTCAACGCCGCAGGAGTCCCGGCGGAAGTCGTGAGCGCCAAGACCCCAACAGCGGACCGTATATCTATACTTAGGCGCTTCAAGAAAAGAGAGTTAATGCAACTTGTTAATGTGGATTTATTCGGCGAGGGGTTCGATCTCCCCGCTATCGAAGTCGTGAGCATGGCGCGTGCTACGGAATCATACCCACTTTACATACAACAGTTCGGCAGGGCGTTGCGACTACTCGACGGTAAACAGTTTGCGCTAATAATAGATCACGTCGGTAACGTGATGCGTCACGGGCTACCCGACGCGCGTCGAGAGTGGACCCTTGATCGTAGAGAGAAGCGGGGTAAATCTAAGCCTAACGACTCTATCCCGGTTAGAGCCTGTATCCAGTGCTCCGCCGTTTACGAAAGAATACACGCCGCTTGCCCCGCGTGTGGCCACATTCTAGTGCCCTCGGTCCGAAGCGCCCCGGAACATGTAGACGGGGATTTAATAGAACTCGACCCCGAGACGCTCGCGGCGATGCGTGGAGAAGTTGAAAAGATGGACTCCACCGTCGAGGAATACAGGCACGAGATGGCGCGCCGGTACGTTCCGAAAATAGGGCAGATGGCCGCCGTTAAACGCCACGTTGCAAACCAAGAAGCACAGGAAGCACTCAGGGCTTCTATATCATGGTGGGCCGGGTACCAGCGCGCACAGGGGCGAAGTGATAGCGAGAGTTACAAACGATTTTACTTCCGTTACAACGTGGACGCCCTTAGCGCACAGGCACTCAAGGCGGCGGATGCTATGGAGCTCGCGGAGCGTGTAAATAAAGATTTAGCGAAATTTTGATTTTTCTATTGACGGCCGGGTCAGTAGGGTCTAATGTTAGAGGTGAGTTAACAAAACCACGAGGATTATGCGATGAAACTTAGGGATATAATGTACGAAAGCGGGTGCGGGGTATATTTTGTTTTTAAAACTAAGCGAGGTAATTTTGAAGTGTATAGAAATGGGAGGTGCGGCCACCACAGTGTTAGGGTGGCACCGGTAGGTTACACCGGCCAAAACGGTATAGACAAGTGCAAACTAGAGATCCAGGGGAGACTTTCGAAATGAAAACGACAAAATATATTATTGCAGAAGTTAACAGGCACGAACAAAACTGGGTGCGGGATCTAAGTAGCCGTGTTCCTAATGATAAATAACGCCTGGGCGTTGAAAGTTAAACATAAAAGGGCGTGGGTAGCGAATCTAAGGCTACTTGTCCTCGGAGAATTAACCGCAGCCGAAGTGCTGCATGTACACGGGGGTGGAAAAATGAACGAACAACTAGTACTCGATTTAACACGTAAATTAAAATTATTAGAGGGGGTGGAAAAATGATAGTGTATTTTATACTGGCCGCATTTATATCCGTATTAATAGTAGCGGAGTCTATTAGGTACTTTTTCGCGGGGGGTAAACGACGTGGGCGCATGATAAGACGGGCGTATCTCAGAAAGAATTTCCCGGGTCTAAGAGTTAAAAGGAGTTGGTTCAAATGAACGCAAAAATAGTCAGGGACCGCGAAGGTCTACTAATAAGTTTCGACAGCGTAGGATATGCCCGGGTATCAGATCTAGAGAAGGTATTAAAAAATGCCAAGGCGCTAGAAAAGAGCAGGGCGCGTATGTGCCGTAAGTTCGAGGGCGTGGAAATCCACATACCACATGCCAACAGGGGGGCCGCATGAATCTAATACAGTGGTCTATAAAATGGTCGATACCACTTGAGGCTATAGAAGACCTTCGCCGTGAATTCGGAATGACAGATACCGACCCTGAACATATGGGGGGTGAGAGTGAGGCCGCTATACAAACTCGTATACGACTCGAAGCCACGTGCAAAGGAGGGCGTCTCTGGCGTAATAACGTAGGCGGCACGTACACCGTGGACGGGGGGTTCATACGATACGGGCTAGCTAATGACTCTAAACAAATGAACTCTAAGATAAAATCCAGCGATCTAATAGGATTAAAACCTGTGGCTATCACTCAAGGCCACGTCGGGGGGGTTATAGGGCAGTTCGTAGCGCGTGAAGTTAAAGCCGAAGGATGGTCCTTCAGCGGAACGCCACGAGAACAAGCACAACTTACCTTTCTAGAAATAGTCGTCGCCCTTGGTGGAGACGCCGCGTTTGCTAATAGGAGCGGTACACTATAATCACTATTGACGGTGGTGGCATTAGCGGGTATTATCCACTTGAGCAGTTAACAGAGAGGTATTCCGATGTTCAATTTTTACACGTTACACTTTAGGGGTTTATAATGACTACCGAAAGACGACGCCGATTAAGTCCAAAACTAAGATCTGTACAAATTTTAGAGATAGCCGTAAGCATGGCAAAAAATACGGGGTACATACACTTAACTCGCGAAGACCTAGCGGCTAAGGCTTGCGTATCCCCTGCTTTAATATCTTTTTACTTTAAATCTATGACGCACCTTCGCCACGAAATTATGACGGAGGCAATAACACTCGGAATCCCCGAGATAGTAGCCCAGGGCCTAGCCCTAGGTGATCAACAAGCCCGGGACGCGCCGGCGTTATTGAAAGCGAAAGCCGCGACACTTCTAGCCAATTTTTAAGGATAGTCAATGCATAATCTACCAGAATCTCTGCGGCCTCTTGCTGCGTATAAACAGTTCATTTTGTGGACTATAGCGACCCGAGACGGGAAGCAAGTTAAATTACCGGTGGATTACCGAACCGCTAAAGTTGCGGACGCTCACGACCCTAAAATATGGGTAGACGCGGACGCGGCGGTCACGGCGGCGGCGGCCTATGGTGTAGGTTACGGTGTGGGGTTTGTATTCACAGAAAAAGACCCGTTCTTCTTTGTAGATCTAGATAAATGCTTAAATGCAGACAACGCCACGTGGTCGAGCGTTGCAATGGACATACTCCACCGGTTCCCTGGTGCGGCGGTCGAAGTGTCGCAGTCAGGGCGTGGACTTCATATATTCGGTCAGTACGTAGGAGACGAGCCCGACCACGCATGTAAGAACGTGCCGCTTGGCTTAGAACTCTACACATCGGGGCGCTTCGTTGCGTTGACGGGTACTAGCGCAATGGGTTCTGCGGATCTTGATTTCACGGGTCACTTGTCCGGTTTAATTAGTAGTTACTTTCCGCCTAAGTCTACGACCAAGGACCAAGACTGGACATCCGAACCCGTAGCATTTTGGACAGGGGCGACTGACGACGACGAACTAATAGCACGTGCACTTAAAGCCGAGAGCGCGGGTTCAGTATTCAGTGATAAAGCTTCTTTTCGTAACCTATGGGAATGCGACGAAGACGCACTCGCGGCAGCGTATCCAGACCCGGAGGGAAACAGAACATACGACGGGAGCAGCGCGGATGCGGCACTAGCGCAGCATTTAGCCTTTTGGACAGGGAACGATTGCGAACGAATACTAAAAATAATGGGGTTAAGCGGGTTAGTAAGGGATAAGTGGGAGAGGGAGGACTACCTGGTACGCACGATAACACGTGCGGTTTCAATGCAGGAAACTGTATATTCTGTGGCGGCTATAGATGACTCTATCGCCCAAGAATTCGGCGCGGTGGATATGAAAGGGAGCGATAAACAGAGAGAATACGCAACCAACATACGCGCCGAGAAACTAGTGGCGTGCCAGGGAGACCTTGAGACCATAGAGATGTTTTGTAAAGAAGCCAACGCTAAATTTTGGTTAGACAATAAGAACGACAGTGTAGATGAATTGAAAGCGAAGCTTAAACCACTAGAGGCCATACCAGCCCACGTGGTTTCGGCTCCCGAAGTACAAGTCGGTGCTATGTTTATAGGCGCTAATCTACAAATGGAACTGTTCGATAAATGCGTGTACATACAAGAACTACACCGAGTATTCACCCCCTCCGGGGCGTTACTCAAAGCGGAGCAATTCAACGCGACGTATGGCGGGTATAATTTTCAGTTAGACTTCGATGGTGCGAAATCCACACGTAAAGCGTGGGAAGCGTTCACCGAGTCACAGCTGGTACGCTACCCGAAAGCCGAAGCTATGGCATTTAGACCGCTTTGCGAACCCGGAGCATTAATAGAAGAAGACGGGCGTGTGTTAGTCAACGCCTATATACCGGTGGCTACTAAACGTACTAAGGGCGACGCGTCACCATTTACTAATCACTTAGAAAAAGTATTACCCGTTAAGAAAGACCGCGACATATTGTTAGCATATATGGCGGCGTGTATTCAACATAAGGGCGTTAAATTCCAATGGGCGCCGCTTATTCAAGGTGTCGAAGGGAACGGAAAAACACTATTCACGCGCTGTGTGGCTTTCGCTATCGGTGACAAGTATACCCACATGCCGCCGTCCAATGAGATCGCGGAGAAGTTCAACGAGTGGCTATTCAATAAAATATTTATAGGCGTGGAAGATATCTACGTACCGGATCACAAAAAAGAAATTATAGAAGTACTCAAGCCGATGATCACGAACGACAGGCTAGCGAAGCGTGCGATGCAGCAATCGCAGGTTATGGGTGATAACTACGCGAATTTTATACTTAACAGCAACCACAAGGACGCTATACGCAAGACACGCAACGACCGTCGATTCGCTGTGTTCTTCTCTGCACAACAAGAAGATACGGACCTCAAGCGGGACGGGATGGATGGGAATTATTTCCCCAAGATATACACGTGGCTAAAAGCCGATGGGTACGCGATAGTCGCCGACTACCTAGCGTCCTACGAAATACCCGAGGAACTGAACCCCGCCACACTATGCCACCGAGCACCCGAGACAAGCAGCACGCACGAAGCGGTTTCCGAGTCTATGGGCGGAATAGAGCAAGAGATCCAAGAAGCTATCGAAGAAGGACGTATCGGATTTGCTAACGGCTGGGTGTCATCTGTCGCAGTTGAAAGGCTACTCCAGGGGATGCACGCTACTAGAGCAATACCACGTAATAAACGGCGTGAAGTTCTTAAGACACTAGGGTACGAATGGCACCCGGCGTTACACCAGGGACGGACAAATAACCCCGTACCCATAGATGATAATAAGAAACCGCGACTGTTTATACGGCGTGGCCACATAAGCGCCGGACTTACCACAGCGGCAGACGTAGCGCGGGTTTATCAAGAGGCTCAACGCGTCGGAGCGGAGTCTGTAGGGAGTGCTGCCGAAATATTTAAAATTAATTCATAGCCTCGTATTGACGAGGCTGTCAGTAAGTCTTATAGTTAAATCGCACACAACGAAACAGGATGAACTATGATTACCACACTAAACAAACTAAAGGCGCACGGGGTGTGCGGCGACAGTTGGGACGTAGTAGAACGGTTATTTATTAAACACTTTGAGGTAGAGTTATGAATGTTAACGAATACATGGACCCGGACGAGATCAGGGAGATACTCGCGAATAGGATTGATAAGCACCTCAAGGATGAGTCGGAGCTAAATAGGGCTATCTCGAATTGTTCCTATAGCATCGTATACAAAATGGTAGATAGTGTTTTCGGGGAGTCACTAGAAAAGATACTGTCCGAAAAGGTAACGGGACTCGTACAGGGTCTAACTGAGTTCTCAGTATTTAAAAAAGCCGACGCGTGGGATAGGCCATCTAATACGGCGTATAAGGTCCTTGAAAAAGCGGTAGCGGATAACGAGCAGAAGATAAATGACCGCGTGGCCACTATTATAGATAATCTAGACCCGTCCAAGCTCCCGGGGCTTGACGAGACCGGATTATCCGAGCGTCTGGACGACATAATCAGAGATAGGCTATTTGGGGGTAAATCATGAAAAAATTATTAGCACTACTAGGGTTTACCTCAAAAAGAACGGATCACCAAGAGTTAGGGGATAAAGCTATGGATAACTTACAGGACCCGGGGGTTAAAGCGTCGGATTGGGATGTTCCTCTGGTTAATGGTCTTCGGGATAATGTGATGGGTGGATCACAAGAACCGTTTACTGATATCAAAGCATTGGATGTCCCGGTGTTTACGGGTATACCCGATCCTGATCTTAAATCAACTGATGGTATGTTTGATTTCGCAGAAACATGTGGAGATCCATATATTAAGAACGGCCTGGAGGTCGGGGATTACATGTGGACCGTGGAGTTTATAGAAGCCCACTACCAGTACGGGGAGTTTATTGGGTGCCATTATGACGTGGACCGTCGTACCTATATAGATAATGTTTTTCAAAAAGACCGTATCGCGGCGCTAGGTGTCTATCAGACCCGAGAACTCGCCACGGTAGCGGCCAATAAACTAAACGCCGAGATGCGGGTAGAGGCCGAAGTACGGCGCTTGAATGGTGACTGGGTGCCGGATTGGTCAGATAAAAGTGATAGTCAGCCTAAGTACATCATTAAATTAGGTGCTATTGAGAACTGCCTGGAGGTCGATTTCTGTTGGTCCATGAATCTCTTGGGTACGCGGTATCTAAAGTCGAAAGATTCGGCGGTAGGACTAGTGAATTCACACGGTGACGATATCCGACTTATGCTAGGGGTGAGTAATGACTTGTAGCAAGAACGGGGAGCACTCACACCCATGTGGTCTTACGTGGAGCCCGTTAGTTCAAGACCCTCACTAGTCCCTAACGGGTTTCAGTAAGAAAAGCTTAGATCAGATATTAAGAGAGCGTGAAACTCGACAGCTTATACAACGAAACGAAACCTGGTAACGCGGGTTTTTTTTATGTCTGCGGCTAAAGTATTCCGGGATGGCAGGACGTACAACGGCTATCTTTAGTGCGTCTCGCCGCTATATAACCACATTTATTACAAGCGCTCGCGGGTACGTAGTACTTCTCACCCCCAGCCTTAGCTAACTTACGGGGATGTTCATGGTCTGGTGCCGCCCCAGGGTGACACGCCGTACAACGGCTATCTTTAGTTAAGCGCGCCGCGATGTAACCGCACGTGTTGCACGCTCTCGTCGGTACGTAATACTTCTCACCCGAAGACGTAGCCCGCTTACGTGGGCTTGGACCTTTATCAATTCCGGGATGGCAGGACGTACACACGCTATCTTTAGTACGGCGCCTCGCAGTCTTACCGCACAACCGACACGGTTCGTCGGAGATGTAGTACTTCTCACCTTCTGCGATAGCAGCGGTGCGGGGGTGAACAGCATCAGAAACCGCGCCGGGGTGACATACCGTGCATCGACTATCTTTAGTTACCCTCGCAGCCACAGCTCCGCAGGTGTTACACGGCTTCTTAGGTACGTAGTACTTCTCGCCTTCTGCCACAGCTAACTTACGAGGGCTTTGAGGCGCTATAATACATGGACGGCACACCGTGCACACGCTATCTTTAGTACGCCGGGGTGATATCGTACCGCACAACCTACAGGGTTCGCCCGAGGTGTAATACTTCTCACCGGCGGCCTTAGCAAGAGTACGAGGGTGCACCGCTTCCGAAGCAGCCTTTGGATGACACACGGTGCATCGGCTATCTTTAGTTAAGCGCGCCGCCATGTTACCACACGTGTTGCACGGCTTCTTAGGTAAGTAGGTTCGTTTCGAGTCGTCCCTTGCCAACTGTCTGGGTGATTTCTCTTTGCAGAAGTAACAGCCCCCACGAACAGACATCACACCCATGTGGCCTTTAGTTTTGCACGGCTTCCTACTTAAGTATACATCATCGCCACGAGCGAGAGCCTTCGACCGTGTATCGGCCGGATTCATACCCAGCAAAGCCACAGCATCTCCAAACTTATACACATAGGCGCCATCAACAGTGTACGGTGCCGTCGCAGCACCCACCTTAAACCGGAATATATTAAGCCCCTCAACCTCAAAACGCGCGTCTTTCTGCGTTACTAGCATGCTTAACTGCCTAGCGTCTATCATTGAACAGGCAACACAGGTGCCTCTAGCCGCTTCGTAACGCTTTGTAGCCGCTCCAGCGGGCCTATTCCTCTCTACACAGGTCTTGCACTCCACATTACAGTCGAACATTTTACTCTCCTTGGGTATGTATTTGGGTAATCGTAGCCGCTACGGGGAGGAAAATCAAGTAATTTCCCAAACCCCTGGTTAACTTTCGATCAATCCCATCCACCCCACACCTAAGGGGGTTAAAAACGGGGGGTAGGCCGTTGTAGCCTTATTCCATATGGTACGCAGGGGTGTAGAAATCACGTGGTACCCCACACCCCACACAAGCCCCTATCCCCCATACTCTCTTTACCGCTATATACGAGATGTCGCATACGTATACCGCTACGTGTACCTCGTGTACCTCGTGTACCTCGTGTACCGCTACGTCCCGCTACGCTATACGCTACGCTACGTCAGGCTGTCCTTTATACGGCGGGGTATATATGTACTATACTATACTATACTAATTATAAGAATATAAAGGGTATAGGGGGTATAGGGAGGTCGAAGTCCCGTATCGTATGGATCGGTGAGTACCCCGGATGTCTGGGGTATTGCGGGGTATTGCGGGGTATTGTAACCCTGTGGTATTGTAGGTGCTGGAGGTACGATTCATGTTTTTCATAAATACTGACGACATTAAGAAGCTCGAGGGAGACTTACACCACTTTGCGCGTCGCGCGGTGCCCTTTGCTACAAAGAAGACGCTCAACGACTCCGCGTTTGCGGCTATGTCGATAGCACGCACAGACATCAAGCGGACGCTGATCAACCGTAACCGCTTTACAGCACAGAGCATACAGGTAGACCCTGCGCGAACGTTGAACATCTCGCGGCAATCGGCCACCGTGGGATCAACAGCGGACTACATGGAGACGCAAGAGTTCGGCGGGATAAAGACCAAGACCAGAAAGGAGGGTGTGGGCATCACGACGTCATACGCATCTGGAGAAGGGGAAAACGCACAACCGAGGTCAAGACTACCCCGAAAAGCGAACAGCATGGCGTCCATAAAGCTCTCTAAGCGACGCAATAAGGGAAACGGACGTAAGCAGCGGAATTTGGTTTCGATCCAACAGGCGGCTTCTACGGGCCGTAAATTTGTATTCCTGGATCTGGGAAAGACCCAAGGGATATTCAAGGTAATTGGTGGCAAGCGAAGGCCCAAGATCAAGATGGTGCGCGACATGACTCGACAATCTGTGGTCATACCTCGGAACCCGTGGCTACGCCCCGCTTTCGACGAAGCGCTACGGATGCAGCCCGCTTTCTATGCGGACGCTCTACGCTTCCAGATACGCAGGGGACGATTGTTTCGGTAGCCATGATGCGTCGGTGTTACGGAAAGCGACAAACGAAATGCGACGACGGTGGCATAACTTCCAAGTGTTCGCCAATTGGTACACGGATAATTACCCACGCAACCTAGCTAGCGGCGAGTATCAATTGGACAAAGACATACGTATCGAAGGCAACAAAGAGTACGGGCCGGACGCTTGCAAGTTTGTATCCCGCTCC